TTTATTACATTTACCACAATTAAAGTGGTATAAAATTTCTTTACTAAATTTGTGTTTCACTTGTTTCTCCATTCTTTCCAGTAGTCAAAGTCTTTTAGTTTCTCTAGTAAGTTTTTGGACACTAGAGCCATTTTTTCTGTATAGTTAGATAGTGCGATATAATCCCTACAATGTTTCCTATTGTATTCTATGATTTCCCCCTGTGTTGGGTATTTCTTTATTAGTTCCCCTGGTCCATCTATAGATGCTGAGTATTCTTTTTGTAATCCTTCGTCCATTATTAAATCCACCTCCTCTAACTTATATCTATCATGTTTGTTTCTTAGTCTCATTTTCTTTTACGTTTGTGTTTCACTTGTTTCCATTTCTTTACTAGTAACACTACCATTTCCATTTAATGATTTTAAATCCACGTCTATCTCACAACTTCCACCCGCACATGCTAATTCTCCAGATAAATTAGTATTATCATCTAATTCTACTACTTTAGTTAAGTCCACCTCTTTTAAAGTTTCTAACATTTCTTCATATGCTTCCTTTGTAATATCTTCAAATGGTGCTTGAATATATGTTCCACCATTGTATGGTAACACTGATAGTCCATTATAATGTTTTCTGTTTTCCCACATCCATTCTCCAGCTGCGTCCCATTCATGGTCTCTTAATGATATTGTCGCGGATACATTATGTGAATTTGAACCTTTTCTATGTCCAGCTTTTACCCATTCCATTGCCACTTTCTTAACTCGTTCTAATAATTGAAAAGGTGATTCTGTTCTCATTATTGACCCTTCTGGTGCTCTTTGTGGTATAGTTATTACTGCTGTATCATGTGGTCTAAAGTATTCGTCTTCGATTAACTCTGGATGATGCATAGCCAAATGTTGATATATCGATTCATTCTTACCAACTCTAATTCTTCTAATATAATAATCGTTATGCCATGCGTGGATACCAGAACTAGTTCCTAATGTTAATGAAGTTGTTCCGGCTGGTTTTACTGTAGTACATCTTGCTGATTGATTTATCTTAATTAATTTAGATACTCTGGTATTTTCTCTTTTTACTAAACTTGCAGACTTTGACATATCATAATCTAATACTTTACCAGAACCTATACCTGTCATTGACACACCGATAAGAGCGTCTTTTTCTGTAGTCTCTTGCCAGATTTCTCTTAGATAATGAAAGTTAGTATACCCTGCTTGGAGGGTCCCAATGAATGCCGCCGCTTTAACTCTTTCATTTAAGTCTTCTTGTGATTCTATATTTGAAACATTTACTTCACAAAGATTACAAAATTGGTAAGGGCGTAATGCAATCTCACAGCAAGGGTTAGTACCCCAGTCTTTATCGTTGTTGAGGTAAATTCCTGGTTCTCCTGCTCCTGATAATTCTACACGTTTCCATAAATCCATAAAGAATTCTTTAGTGATTTTATGTCTCATTAAACATGCAGAGTTGTTTGCTCTACCTCTTTGTGGGTTCAATTCCCACCAATTTCCAGATTTACATGATATCATCCGGTCATCATCTGCGCTAAATAAACTTATTAAAGCCGCTCTTCTAATACCACCAGCTAACACCGCGTCTGCGATATAACAAATGATATCATGTACTTCTAATGTTGTTAAATGGTCACCATTTTCTTTTTGTGTTAAAAGACCTTCTATTTTTACTAAGCATTCTTTTAATGGCTGAGGTCCTGGTGCCTTTCCACCTGATGTTACCAATCTAGCCCCTTTTGCTCTAATATCTGAGAAGTCAAATTCTATGGTACTACCACCACCATTCATATAAGATTTCATTAAAACTTTAATAGAATCAGCCCACCCTTCAATCGAATCACCAATTAGGAATCTTTTTGTTCTCTTTGCATATGGTTTTTGTATTATTGGCAACTTTTCAACATGATGTTTTTGTACTGAATACCCTACTCCTGTTCCGCCTAATAATAAAAACATTGTTTCGTTAAATGAATCTATAGAATCTATCGGTAAGTATGCACAATTATAAACTCTATTAGGTGATATCTCAATTGGTTTACCTGCAAATTGCATACTTCTCATTGATGGTAATATCTTTTTATCCTGTACCATTTTATATTTTTCACTAATCTCATCTTTAAGGTTTGGGTATTTTTTTATATGCATATTTTTATTCCTAGTCACTAATTCTTCCCATGTTTCTCTTCTATTCAATTCTGGAATATATTTTGCGTACTTCATGTAAACAGTAATATCCGATAAAATTTTGTTTGAAATATTCATATTTTTTATTTTTTATTTATTTAATATTTTTTCTCTTCTTTCTAGAGCGTCCATTACTCTTTTTCTATTTCTTTGTGTTTTGTCCTCTTCAAAACCTAAAAAGGTTTGTGTTGATTGGGTGTCTATTTCTAGTGTAGCATTATCAAATGTACAATTCTCAAATATAATACCGTCTTTACCTAGTCGTGACTTAGTTATAGCTATTGTAGCTAACCCTAATTCTTTTTGTTGTAGTGTTTTTGCCACTGAAATTATGACATGTCCTACTTGTGCCTTCTTAATAGACCCACCCATTTGGTCTGTGGTGACAACTTCTGAAGAAATAGAAGACCTATTACCTTGTGCTGCGGTCCAACCAACTAAATTTAACTCATGACACATACCTTCAAATTTCCTCATAACAGAACCTTCACCTTTCCATTCATCATTGTAACTTCTGTCTGGTATAACACAATCTATGTAATCTAATACTACTATATCTAAATTTATACCTTCTGACATTATTTTTCTAATCTGATTTTTAATTTGAGCGATAGTAAATTCATCAGAAGCTAATTTTTTTAATATCAACCTACCACCATTTTTTTTCATCTCATCCGCCTTGTGGAGGACTTTTTCTTTATTATCACTTAATTCTTGTGGTGGTATACCGGTCCAACAGGTAAAATGTTTTCTTTGTATTATCTTAGGATTATCTTCAAAAAATATTTGTAAGACATTATACCCCATATTAAAAGCTGTATTAGCAAACCTGGTTAGTATTGTAGTTTTACCCACACCTGTTGGTGCAAGTATAACACCTAACTCGCCTTTTGCGAGACCACCATTCAATAAATTGTCGATGCCGTCTATCCCAGTAGGGATTGGGTGTCTATAGTCCTCTTTTAAAACTTCTTCTACATTGTGAAATACTTCAAAATTTCCATTATCACCATCACCGATAGTTATAGCCTCTCTAATATACTCTTCACACTTATCATAACTTTCAAATTCACCCTTTTCTAATATACTTTCTACTTTTCTTATAGCTTTTTTAAGTTCTTGTTGTTTGCAAAATTTTATTGTTTTTTCTTTAATAAAAAGATGGTCTTCAAAAGAAGCTTCTTTTATCTCTATTAACATATCAATAACACATTTCTTAGCCATCTCAGAAGAAATTTCCAATTGTGTTAACTGCTCTATACCTTCAAAAGAAGGGACTGACTGGTATTTTTCATAATACTCTTTCATCATTTGCATAATCAATTTAAAGTATTGGTTATCAAAATATTTAGATTGGATGCTATCTATAATAGACTGTGCAAATGTCTTATCTGTAATAATTAAATTCAATATCTTTAATTGGAAGTTGTATCCTAGGTATCCGAAATTTTCTGTTTTTGTCATATAATGGGTTTAAAAATAAATACTAAAATTAGTGATTAAAGTTGTTTATCTAGGTAGTAACAGTATGGATTTCTGTCTGACAAAACGTCAGTTAACTCTCTTAAAATATAAGAAATTTGTGGTCTAATATCCACAGAAAATCTAACTTTAGGTGGGTATAGGTCGGCAGAGAAAATTCTTTCCATTATTACGTAGTTCCCCTTTTTAATGGTTATCGTAAAATTATTACTTTCTTCCTGTAATTTTGACATATCTTCTTTAAAAAATTCATCAATAATATCTACGGTTTTTAAAATTAATTGTTTATTTATAATTTCTTTTATATACTCTACGGATTCATAAAGTTCTATAGAACTAACTGTCTCGGGGTTATGATTTTTTACTGTAAAAAATCTTTGGCATATTATATTATCATTTATTGATAGTACAAACTCAAATTTTTCTTTTTCTTCAAATTTTTTCATTTTATAAAATTTTTTTAAATTTATTTTTTTCTATTCTTGTTAATGTTAAAAATGGTTG